CGGCAAAGCCACTACGTTGACTTCTACTGGTGGCGCAGTGTTCGGTGGTCCAGCACGGATCATGGGCATTCACTTCGTATCCAGCGCTACAGCTGGCAGCATCATCATTAAGGACGGCGGCTCAGGCGGCACGGCTTTAGCGACTTTTGCTACCCCAGCTGCGGTTAACGTTGGCTACATTGATCTTTCAGCATCTCCGATTCGTTGCGAGACTAGCGCTTATGGCGCGCTGTCAAACGTAACTTCGGCAACAGTGGTGTACGCATAATGGACAATGAAGGCGCTCGCAAGTGGTGCGAAAAGAACTACGACTCAGACCCTGACTACTGTGATGCTTTAGGCTTCGGTAAGAAAGGCATGAAGTCTGGTGGCAAAGTTAAAGGCTACAAAAAAGGCGGCATGTGCCGTGGCGGTCGTTCTGCTACTCGTGGAACTAAGTTCTCTGGTCTTAAGTAATGGCTATAAGCCGCGCTAATCTGCCTAAGCAGATGGAAGGTAAAATGAAAACTTGTGCAGCATGTAAAAGCCCAGCTAAGTGTAAAAAAGCTGGTAAGTGCCTAGCTAAAGGCTATATGGGCGGCGGCAAAGTCCGCGGTTGCGGTATGGCTAAGCAAGGTACTCGCAAAGCGAAAATGTACTGATGGCTAAAAAACCTTTAGTTTGTAATACGTGGATGGGTAACTTTCGAGACGAGTGCTCGGATGCGCCTAAGCGCGAAACTGTACCGGACGATGCTCCGTACAAAAAGCGTCCACGCGTAGAGCAAGAAGGCGAATGGCCCCCTAAGAAGGTACCTCGTAAGTACAAGAAAGGTGGCAAAGTCCGTGGTTGCGGTTTAGCAAAACGCGGCGTACGTAAGGCGAAAATGTACTAATGGCTACGTCAGGAAGTAGAAACTTTGCGCTCGACGTCTCGGATGTAATTGAAGAGGCGTACGAGTTAATCGGTTTAGAAATGCGCACCGGCTACGATGCGCGTAAGGCACGTCGCAGTCTGAATGTTATGTTCCAAGACTGGATGAACCGTGGCGTAAATCTCTGGACGGTTAACGAAGTAAACCTGACCCTGACCTCTGGCACCGACACTTACGCTTTAAATGCGTACGATGTGGACTTGATGGAAGTAGCGATCCGCCGCAGCGGCATTGACTACACCATGGACCGCATCACCCGCGAAGACTATCTGAACATCCCTAACAAGACTCAGACTGGTCGTCCGACCCAGATTTATTTCGAGCGTAGCTCAACGCCTAGCATCAAGCTTTGGCCTGTTCCTGATAACTCAACCGACGTTTTGGTTAGCTATCGTGTGCAGCGTATTGAAGATGCAGATTCGTTGACCAACGACGTTGACGTTCCAAGCCGATTCATCCCGTGCATGGTCTCGGGTCTGGCTTATTACTTAGCTCTGAAGAACGCGCCAGATCGCGCTCAGATGGCTAAACAGATTTACGAAGAAGACTTTGCTCGCGCAGCGAACGAAGATTCTGAATGGGGCTCACTGATGATTCGCCCTGACAACCGATCTTATGGGTGGTAAGAGGTGGCGTTTGCTTCTGGTAAACACGCACTAGCTATCTGCGACAGATGCGGGTTCCGTGCTAAGTACACAGAAATCCGTGAAGAGTGGAATGGTTCTCGTGTTTGCCCCGAGTGTTTTGAGACTAAACACCCACAGTTAGAAGCGCCAAAGGTACGTGCTGATGCAGAAGCTCTGCGCAATGCTCGTCCAGATGTAACTGAAACTCCGGTTAGCGCGGCTGATTTGCAGGCTTACCAAGACTTTGTGGATAACAACTAATGGCTGGCTACACTTACGCAACACTGACTCAGGCTATCCAAGACTACACGGATAACGACGAAACAGTATTCGTCAGCCGTATTCCTGACTTCATTGAAGCCGCTGAAGAGCGGGTAATCAAAGAAGCGGCGCTTGAGATATTCCGTAAAAGTGCAACTGCGACGTTTATAGTTGGCAACAAGTTTGTGCCCAAACCATCTGATTGGTTGTTTACGTACGCATGGTCTATGACTGATGGAAACGGCGATACAAAGTTTCTACTAAACAAAGACCACAGCTTTGTTCAAGAGTATTGGCCTGACCCAACTCAGACTGGAGAACCCAAGTATTACGCTGATTACGACGCTTTGAACTTCATTGTTGGTCCTACTCCTAGCGCAGCGTTAGCACTAGAGATTCAATACATGTACCGCCCACCGTCGTTGACTAGCACTACTGGTGCTACTCAGACTTGGATGAGCGAAAACGCCGGTCCTGCGCTTTTGTACGGCTCGTTGGTAGAAGCCTATACCTTTATGAAGGGTGAGCCTGATATGATTCAGCAGTACGAGCAGTCATTCCAACGTAATTTAGCTAGACTAAATGTGTTTGCGCAATCTGCTGAAGGTTTAGACTTCTACCGCCGGAGTAAAGATTAATGTTTAGTGTTGAAGGCAACGCCAATGCTTTTGATGTAAAGGTAACAACTACGAATAACCGTGGTTTTACCCCAGAAGAGCTTGCTGAGCAGGCTTTAGAAAAGATTGTGTCAGTGTCTGACCACGCTGACCCGATAGTGCGGGAGCAAGCCCGTGCCTTTCAAAATCGTATTCGTAGCGTTTTGGTTCATTATTTGAAGCAAGCGGCACGAAGCGATAGAACCACGGTCTGCGCAGCATTAGATGCGGCAGGTCAACCCAAGCTATCTGAAATGATCAGGAGACTCTGACAATGGCTATTTCTCAAGCAATGTGCACAAGCTTCAAATCGGAGCTTCTTACTGGCGAGCACAATTTTACTAACTCAACTGGCGATACTTTTAAGATCGCGCTGTACACCAGCTCAGCGACTTTAGACGCGACTACCACTGCGTACTCTGCTACCAACGAAGTATCTGGAACTGGCTATACAGCTACCGGTAACACTTTGACCAACGTAACCCCAACAACTTCAGGAACCACAGCGTTCACTGACTTTGCTGATACTACTTGGTCTTCAGCGACAATTACCGCTAACGGCGCATTGATCTACAACGATGACCACGCTTCTGATGCGGCTGTAGCTGTATTGGCGTTTGGTGGCGATAAGACTTCTACAAATGGTGACTTCACCATTCAGTTCCCAACAGCTGACGCATCTAACGCGATTATTCGCATCGCTTAAGCGGCTGAGAACTAGGGGGCGGTCGTGTCTTTTACGTGGGGTGAACTAGCATTTGGTACCGGCACCGGTTGGGGTGGCGAAGAAGTCCAGACGCTTGGTGTAACTGGTGTAGAAGGCACGGGCGCTACTGGCACTCTAACCACTCAAACCGCTAACGTATTTCCTGTCACTGGCGTAGCGGGCACCGCCGCTGTCGGTGATGAAGTTGTAACTGCTAATTCGCTCATTGAGCAGAGCGGACTACAGCTAGCTGCTGCCCTTGGTGATGACGGCACAATAGCTGACGCTGTTGTTGCTGTAACAGGTGTAGAAGGTAACTCAGGAGCAGGTGCTACTTGGGGCGCTGATGGATTTGGTGAGTCTAGCTTCGGCGGCAACATTACATTCCGTATCGGTCAATTAATTACCGACGAGCGCGGGCTACAGGCAGTAGAAGCAACTACTAGCATTGGCACGGTTACATTAACTTGTTTAGCCAATGTATCTCTTACTGGTGTTTCATCAACTGCGGCTCTCGGAAACGAAGACGCGCAAGCAAGCGCTGATGTTTCAGTAACTGGCTTGTCGGCTACAGCAGATTTAGGCGCTTCTGATGAAGAAGTAATAGGCGATGCAGTAGTTGTTGAGACTGGCTTAGCTGGCACAAGCGCAGTAGGAAGCGTCGTCAACGTTGCTGATGCTAATGTTCTACCTACGGGTGTTTCCGGAACATCAGCTTTGGGCGATAATGCTGACGATGAAGCAACTGGTGGGGCTGTCGTAGTAGAGACAGGCTTACAAATTACGGCTACATTAGCTGCAAGATCAAAAATAGTCACTGTCAGCACGGCGGTAGTGACACCAACAGGTGTTGTTGGTACAACCAATTCACCAACAGTAACAATGTGGGGCGGCGGCAGCGGTCTACCACCTGCATACGACCCAGATTTCTGGACAACAGTAGCCGCTTAACGGAGCGACATTATGGCAAGTACATACACAGCAGCTGGCATCGAGCTAATCGCACAAGGCGAACAGGCGGGTGCTTGGGGTGATACCACTAACACCAACTGGGCTTTGGTTGAAGAGATGATCGGCGGCGTTGTTTCTGTCGCGCTCACAACTACTAGCGAAACCCTAACAACTTCTGACGGCGCATCATCAGATGGTCGCCATGCTGTAATCGTTTTCACCGGTTCACCGGGCGGAACTTGTACCGTTACAGTGTCACCTAACGACATGCAGAAAGTTTACTTCATCGTTAACAACTCAGATGAAACTGTAACTTTATCTCAAGGCTCAGGCGCTAACGTAAATGTAGCGGCAAGCAAAACTAAAATCGTTTACTGCGATGGCGCAGGTGCAGGTGCAGCCGTTACTGACATCTCAAGCGGTTTTGACGCTACTACTTTGGCTGAGCTAGGTGTAACTGCTTCAGCGGCTGAGTTAAATACACTTGATGGCATTACCGCGGACGTTAACGAGCTTAACCTTAATGACGGCGCTTCAGCTGGCACTATCGCCAACAGCAAAACAGTTGTTTATGGTGCTTCAGGCGAAGTAAACGCTACAACACTTCAGTTGGGCGGCACTTCTTTGACAGCTTCAGCTACCGAGCTGAACTACGTCGACGGCGTAACAAGCTCAATCCAAACTCAGCTTGACGCAATGGTTGAAAAAGCTGGCGACACAATGACTGGACTGCTGACGCTATCAGCGGACCCAAGCTCAGCGTTGCACGCGGCAACTAAGCAATATGTTGATACGCAGACTTCAGCAGGTATTCACTACCATGACCCAGTTCGCGGTGAGGTGTCTGATTCTGAAGGCAACCTAAACGCTACGTACAACAATGGCACAGCAGGTGTTGGCGCTACCCTGACTAACGCAGGTGCGAATGCAGCGTTTAACTACGGCGGTATCTCAGACTGGTCTACCACTGAGCGCGTTCTTATATATTCGCAAACTGATCAAACTGAAAACGGCGTGTACACAGTTACTACTGTTGGCGACGGTTCTACTCCTTGGGTTCTTACCCGTGCTACCGACGCTGACTCTGCCGGTGCATCTGATCCTGATGCTTTAGGCACAGGTGACGCATTCTTCGTACAAGAAGGCAACGGCGCAGGTGAGCTATATGTGATGAACACTGAAGGTACAATCACCTTTGGTACTACAAACATTACATTTACTCAGATCGCTTCAGCTGCAATTTACTCAGCAGGTTCAGGTCTCGACCTTAATGGCACTGTATTTAGCCACACTGATACCTCATCTCAGGCTTCAGTTAACAACTCAGGTAATACCTTCATTCAGGATGTAACTCTTGACGGGTTCGGTCACGTCACAGCATTGACTTCGGCTACAGCTGTTATTAACGACGGCACGTTGACTCTAGCTACATCTGGCACAGGTTTGTCAGGTAGCGCGTCGTTCACAGCGAATGATTCGGATAACGTAACCTTTACTGTTACCTCTAACGCGACTAACGCAAACACAGCTTCAACAATCGTAGCTCGCGATGCGTCAGGTAACTTCTCAGCTGGCACAATTACAGCGGCATTGAGTGGTAACGCTTCTACTTCATCGTCTTGTTCTGGCAACGCGGCAACTGCTACAGCTTGGGCTACTGGTCGCACGTTGACTTTGAGCGGTGACGTTTCAGGTACTTCAAGCACAATCGACGGTACTGGCAACATCACGCTGACAGCTACAGTTGCTGACGACTCGCACAATCACGTTATATCTAACGTAGATGGCTTACAAACTGCGTTGGACGCTAAAGCTGCTATTGCTGGTCAGACGTTTACAGGTGCTGTTTACTTTGGCGCTAACAACTTCGGTGGGGACTCTGGCGACTACCTGAAGTTTACCGCAGACACCCAGTTAGATATTTACATTAACGCCTCAAACGAATTCCGTTTTGAAGCTGACGGTGACTTCCATGCTGATGGCGACGTAATCGCATACTCAACTACCACTGCTTCTGACGAGCGTTTGAAAGAGAACATTCAGGTTGTAGAAGGCGCGGTTGATAAATGTATGGCGCTACGTGGCGTAACATTTGATTGGAAGCGTGATGGCGCAGCAAGCGCAGGTGTAATCGCGCAAGACGTTCAAGAAGTTTTACCGGAAGCTGTAAAGCAGGTGACTGGCATGAACGGCGAAGATCATCTGACTGTAAACTACGGAGCGTTAACTTCAATCTTGATCGAAGCAATTAAAGAGCTGAAGGCTGAAATTGAGGTTCTGAAAGGAGCTAAGTAATGGCTATCAAGGCAACAGGCGAGCTGTCGGTTAACACTGACATTGTCGGTGAATTCGGTGGCTCCGCTCCACACGCATTGAGTGAATACTATGGTGCAGGTACTGGATTGCCGTCGTCAGGCGAAATTAAGATGTCTGACTTTTACGGCTCTGAAATTCCCGCTGGTCAATCTGCTTATACTTCAGCAGGAACCTACACTTGGACGGCCCCTGATGGCGTAACATCAGTATCTGCTGTTGCAGTTGGTGGTGGCGCAAACGCAAGTGGCAACCAAGGTGGCGGTGGCGGCGGTCTACGCTACGTTGCAAGTTATTCTGTAACCCCCGGAACTGGCTACACAGTAGTTGTTGGTGGGGCGGGCGGCAACTCAACTGTATTTGGCATCACTGCGAACGGTGGATCAGGCTCATCTGGTGGCGGCGGTTCAGGTGGTACTGGCGGCGGTTCAGGCGGCAACTCGGCAAGCCCTTATGGCTACGGCGGTCGCTCAGGCGGCGGCGGTGCAGGTGGTTATTCAGGCAACGGCGGGTTAGGTGGTCGTGGTGCTGACGGTGTTGTTGACGGTGGTCCGGGTGAAGCAGGTGCTGGTGGCGGCGCAGGTGGTGGTTCTGGTGCATACTCAACTAACGCAGGTGGTGGCGGCGGTGTCGGCATCTTGGGTCAAGGCACAAGCGGCTCAAGTATTGGATGTTGTGGTCAAGGTGGTCGAGGTGGCTCAGGCGGCTCAAACGGCGCAAGAACACCGGGCGGCGCATACGGCGGTGGTGGCGGCGGTGGCGGCGGTTCAGCCGCGGGCGGTGCGGTACGTATTATCTGGGGTCCGGGTAGAGCGTACCCAAGCACCGGAACTGCTGACGTTTGATAGGAAGTAACTAATGTTTTATCAAAAAGTTGAAAATGGCGAGTTAGTTGATTATCCAGTTTTGGCTGAGCAAGTTCCGCAGGATCAGGCTGATCTGTACCATTTAGTTGACATGGAACAGCCAATATATGATCCATACGAACAAACTTTAATTGACCACGGTGTTGTTCTTGGCGATGGCGGCGTTCCGTACCGCAAATGGGAGATAACTGACGTACCAGAGTTAGAACGTGTAAACCCTTGGTTTTACGTTGCAGGTCGCGCAAAGTTATTAATGCTAAAAACTGAAGATCAGTCAGGCATCGCAGAATGGGACGCGTATCGTTTAGAACTCCAAAACATAATCGACAACGCGGAGCTAGAAAATCCAGTTGGTGATTCAGAAAATATTTCTTGGCCTACTCCACCTGAGCCAATCCAAGAATGTACTGATTGTTGATTGGTTGGGGTGTAAATGGGACATTTCGCGAAAGTTGTTGACGGCACAGTGACTCAAGTAATTGTCGCGGAGCCAGATTTTATTGAAACATTAGAAGACTCAAACTTATGGGTTAAGACGTCGTACAACATGAAAGGCGGCGTTTATTATGATTCAGTTACGGGCGAGCCATTGGCTGATCAGTCAATTGTTGTTGGCGATGAAGCTCGTGAGCGAAAGAACTTTGCTTGTATTGGGTGGAGCTACGACGGCACCGGGTTTTTTTCACCGCAGCCGCATCCAAGCTGGACGCTAAATACAAACACGTATTTGTGGGAAGCTCCAGTTTTATATCCAGACGACGGCAACGTTTACAATTGGAATGAAGACTTAACTTCTTGGGTGCAGATGGCAAAGCAAGACTGATGCTAAGACCTATCGCTTCTAAACAAGTGCGTAATGATCGCCGAGCAATTTGTAGCGATTGTGAGCATAGAAAAGGCGTAAGATGTACAAAATGTGGTTGTTTTATTTTGGGTAAAACATCCATTAGAGATAGCAAATGCCCAATGGGTAAATGGTAAGGACTAAATTATGGCAAGTACGTACACACCAGCGGGCATTGAGCTTATCGGGGACGGCGAACAGGCTACTACGTGGGGCGATACCACCAACACCAACTGGGAGTTGATGGAAGAACTAGCTACTGGTGGCGTGTCTATTGCCCTGACAGCAGCAACTTACACCCTTACCACCACTGATGGCGTTACTTCTAATGGTCGCCACGCAGTAATTACGTTTACTGGCTCGCCCGGTGCTACATGCGTTGTAACTGTCAGCCCAAACGACATGCAGAAGTTGTACTTTATTCGCAACACTTCTGACCAAACAGTTACGATGTCTCAGGGTTCTGGCTCAACAGTAGACATTGAAGCCGGTAAAATCGGTGCGGTTTTCTGTGATGGCGCAGGTGCTTCAGCTAATGTTGTCTCAGCGTCTTCCACAGCAGTAGAAAACTTACCTGATCTTGGTGACGTTTACACCAGCTTGGTTACGGCAGCACGTGCGCTATTGTATTGGGACGACAGCAACAGTCGTTGGGATGCTGGCGACATTGATGATGTGCTTCCAGATCAAACTAGCAACGAAGGTAAAGTCCTTACTACTGACGGAACCAATGCGTCTTGGGAAACCCCTAGCTCATTGGACTTAGGTAACTGGACAATCGTGCAAGACGGAACTTCACTAAAGTTTCAATACGACGGCACAGATACATTTGAACTGACTTCTGGTGGCGCTTTAACAGTGCTAGACGACATCACTGGCTATGGAACGATCTAATCGGGGGCTGAACGATGGCTATACAAGGGTCAGGCGCCGTATCATTATCTGATTTCGTAGCTGAATTCGGTGGTTCAGCGCCACACTCAATAAGCGAGTTTTACAGTAAAGGCACACTGCCAGCGTCTGGTGAAATATCGTTCAGCGACTTCTATGGTCAATCAGATTTTATGGCTGCTACTGGCGGCACAATAACAACGTCTGGCGATTATAAGATTCACACCTTCACTACCTCTGGCACATTTACTGTTACTGCCCCCGGCGACATTGAGTATTTAGTGGTCGCAGGTGGCGGCAACGGCGGTGCAAACTATGGCGGTGGCGGCGGTGCGGGCGGTCTTCTGACAGCTTCTGGTCAGGGCGTTTCAGCAACGGCGTACACAATTACTGTTGGTGCTGGCGGCGGTAATGACAGCTCAATTGGCACGTTAATAGTGGCAACCGGCGGCGGTTCCGGCGCAAATAACTCTGGTAACGGTAGCGCAGGTGGCTCCGGTGGCGGTGCGGGTGGTAACGAGGTTACTGGTTCAGGTTCTGGCGGTGCTGGTGTATCTGGTCAGGGTTATGACGGCGGTGGTCGCTCAAGTGACTATGGCGGTGGCGGCGGTGGCGGTGCGTCCGCTGCTGGTCAAGACGCTAGTGGCACTCAATCTGGCGCAGGCGGAGCTGGCGTAAACAGTAGTATTTCAGGAACATCAGTTGGGTACGCTGGTGGCGGTGGCTCAGGCGGCTACGCTCCATTTGGTCATTATCGCGGTTTGGGCGCTACAGCTTATGGCGGTGCTAATGGTCGTGACGATGGCAATACTGTCGGCGATAACGCTCCAGCTAACCGAGGCGGCGGTGGTGGCGGCGGTTCAGGTGGTGACGGCGGTTCAGGTGGCGCAGGTGGCTCCGGCATTGTTATTATCAAGTACAAATTCCAGTAAAAGGTTTAGCTATGCGCAGGTACTACGCAAAAGGTGGTCGAGTTGATAAGGCTTCAATGCCGTGCAATAAGCCGCGTCGTACGTCTTCTCACAAAGGCAAGTCTCACGTAGTTAAAGCGTGCGAAGGCGGCAAAGAAAAGATCATTCCGTTTGGTGAGAAAGGCGCTAGCACCGCTGGTAAGCCTAAAGCAGGTGAGTCAGCTCGCATGAAAGCCAAGCGTAAGAGCTTCAAAGCACGTCACCGCAAGAACATTGCCAAGGGCAAAATGTCAGCTGCATACTGGGCTGATAAGGTTAAGTGGTGATGCTGTGGAAGACGACCTACATAGAATCGATAAGGACCTTGCCGTGCTAAAGAAAGAAGTTGATACCCAGTTCAAAGAAGTCTTTACCCGCATCAAGCGCCTTGAGGCGATTATGATTGGAACCAGCGGCACAATTATTTTGCTGCTACTGAAGATGCTAGCCGAGAAGTAGCTATGACCCCCGCCGCCCGCCTGTACTTTTTATTCGTATCACTTCTGTTTGGTGGGCTCTTAGCTAGCTTAGCTAACATTGCGTGGGCAGCAGACCCCATCGTCACGGAATCTACAAGCACGGTAACTACTAATGGCTCACAGACCACGACAGTTAAGTCACCGCCACCGTCGGCTATCGCACCGCAGTTCAGTGCAGGGAATAATTCAGACCTTTGCACAATCGGAGCTACAGGAGCCGTCCAAACCCAAATCCTCGGCATCTCAATCGGTTCGACCTTTACCGAAGAAAATTGTATCCGTCTGAAAAACGCCAAAACGCTTTACGACATGGGCATGAAGGTCGCTGCTGTTTCTGTAATGTGCCAAGACAAAAAGGTCTTTGACGCCATGATGAACGCAGGAACACCCTGCCCATACGACGGTTTAATTGGAGATGAGGCTAAAGCGGCGTGGGAAACGCACACCGACAAGACACCAGTAGAAGGAGAAACTGATGAGCCAACCGCTGAAGACAAACGCAACAAAGCTCTTAGTATTATCGGCGGCGTTTTTGGCGCAGCCTTGTTCTTCTGATTATGTCTTTGGAACTTCTAATAACGCTGCTGCTGGGGGTAGTTCTTGGGGCATGTCTAGCTCTCTTTTTCCTTTATACCCAATTTCGGCAACAGAAATTAACGGCGTCTTCTATCGATACACCGCAGTCAAAGCCCCAAACGACCCCTATACCGTCAGTGTCCAGAATGAAGCTGCCAATGCGAGTGGATATATATTCAGGGAGACAGATGATTGGACAGGGGGAAGTGGTGGAACAATCCAGAAATTCGTACCGGTGCCATATTCGCCGTTGGGAGACTGGGGCGATGGAAGCATTGAACAGGTGGGTGTAGGCAGTGTCGAAGAGCCGCTTGTTCTTTATTCTTATCGTTATGACCCTAGCCTCGTGCAGCAGCAAGAACTCCCTGAAATACCAGCCGTTTCTGTTTACGACGCCCTTAGTGACAATTACGTCACAGCATCGCTAGAACCCACAGACCGCGAGCTGTACGAAGACGACGAGCTTAATAAATCTGACTCAGAAGAAGAGGATGATGGACGCCTTGAAAAGGCTTTAGCGGCGCAAGAAAATGCGCTAACAATGGCAGGCAACTTGACTCAGGCGTCGATTCTGCAAGCTATGAACACCGCGACAAACCTGAATTCCTACTATGCCGCGCAGATAAAAGGTGGTGTTTACCGCGAAAGTGTTGTTTTAAAAGACAAAAATATACCTGATAATAAACGTGCGTTCCGCAGTTTGGGGCAGCAAAAGTTACACACTGATATGGTTAACCAGCAATACGGGAGATGACCATGAAATTTTTAGTTGCGACCTTAGCTTTACTTCCATGTGTCGTTGCGGCAGCCGACGTGCCAATCACAGGCACAGTGCAATCTCGCTGCACAATTGACACTGACACCGCTGGTGTTTACGGAAACCCAAACGCGTACACGCTAACCACAGCAGCTGCTGATGGTGGTGTGCAGCCAATTACACGATTTGACGTAACCCTTGCTGATGCGTATTACGCAAAAGTCACCCACCCTGACAGCTTCAGCACGGCGCCTAGCTCAAATGCCACAGTTACATTTACCGGTTCAACTGAAGTTAGCGCGGTTGGTGATGCTGGCATGTCTGGCTACGAAGCTGCTAAAACTACATTTGGCAACAGCACGCAGTTTGATTTGACCGTCGCAGGTTCTGTTTGGCTGAAGACTTCATCAGTTGCTACTAATGGCGGAGACAAAGCGTTTCCGGGCGGCACGTACCGTTCGATTGTGGTGGCTGAGTGCATCGCAAAGTAATAGCTCTGTGCACAATTATGTTGTGCATGAACGTGTCGGCGCACGAGATGACGCCAACGTACCCTGAATGGGAGCCTTCGCATGTTGAAGGCGTATACAAAACCACGATGGAGATGTTCAACAAACGCAAGGACGTGGAGTGGTATGAAATTGGAGTGTTCGATGAGAAATGGCAGCCTGTTAACTTCGTTACTAGTTACAGGATATTTCAGATGCCGCACTTGAGCCGTGTAAAGTTTGATGTGTTCATCGCACTGCCAGATGTTGGTAAAGCTGAATACATCTGTTCTAAGTCCAAACTTCGGTTGATATCTGAACAAAAAACAATGGTCGCTTCGCGCGTCTGTTCGAGGTTCAAGTGAAGCGCTGGGCTTTAATATTTTTGTGCTCGTCGGCTCTTGCTGACAGCAGTTCGCTGAATTTAGCTTTACCCAACGCAGGGACAACGTATGGCTCAGACTCTATTCGTTCTGGCGATTTGGATTGCCAAAATAGCATCGGTGGCGCTACTAACTTTGAGTTGGGTGTTACTGGGATCATCGATAACGCTGTTAGCCCTTTCAGTTCTTCTGACCCACACAACCCTATGACGAAGGACATTGGCGTGTATGCGCGAATTACGATACCGCTAGACGCGCCAAAAGAAAGAATTAACTGTAACACCTTGTATCAGCTAGAATTAAAGCGTAGAAGGATTGAGGTGCAGAAGCTTCAGCAAGAGCTGGATAACCTGCGCAGATTGCAGAAAAACGCGGGGTTTGAGAATTAGCGATGTGGTGCGAGCATGCCAATAAGAAGATTTGTTTTACGGTAAGTAAACTAATGCAACACCACACCGCTGAGTTAACAGTACGCTTATTGGAACATTTTAGATAGACCGCAAAACATAGACATGGCAGACCTCGGTGAAAAACTTGACGACATTGAAGGCTTGGCTGACAAACGTCTCAGCGTGGGCGGGTTGCGGTTTACACCTACTCAGCTTGTTGGTGCTTTTGCCTTACTTAGTTCTGTTGTTGGCGCTCTTTACGGTGGTTTCGTTATGTACCAACGAGTCGAGGAAATAGCGTCATTAGACTTGGCTGGTTACGCGCAACAAATGCAACAGACCAGCGACAAGATTGAAACGCAGGAAAAACTGCTAGACTCAATCGAACAGAATTTGCGTGACGCCAAGCAGTTGACGTACGACATTGAAAAACGTGTGAACGACAAAGTCGTTTACTTTGAAGGCAAAATGGACAAGTTTGAAGCTAAAGTCGACGATACAAAGGCTGAGCTTGAAGACAAAATCCAGAAGGCGCTAGACAACCCACTGGCGAATTAAAATGACTGAATTTGAAAAAATGGACCTCAACGGCGATGGCGAAATCTCACAACAAGAGATGGAGATTTATCTTGAGTCTAAGCGCCGTGAGATGGAGGACGAAGATGCTAAACGAGACCAACAACGCAAAATGGTTTGGTTTGCTCTTTTCGGTATGCTTTTATACCCATTATTCGTGTTTGGTACCGAAGCTATGGGGTTCAGTAACGCTAGTGGCGTAATTGGCGACATGGCGCCCACCTACTTTATGGCGGTGTCAGTTGTTGTCGGTGCGTTCTTCGGCGCCGATGCTTACGTTAAAGGTAAGGACAAGAAAGGCGAGAAGAAAGATGCGTAGGTATTACAAAGAAGGTGGCGCTGTGAAAGACGCGTGCTACCGCAAGGTTAAGAGCCAATACAAAGTTTTCCCATCGGCGTATGCGTCAGGCGCAATCGCTAAGTGCCGCAAGAAAAAGGCGGGCAAGTAATGGCTGTTCGCAAGACCAAAAAAGGCGCAGCGTTAAAACGCTGGTTTAAAGAAGACTGGAAAGACGTGCGTACTGGCAAGTCTTGTGGACGTAAAGAAGGTGAGAAGCGTGGCACGCCGTACTGCCGCCCCACCAAACGAGTTTCTAGTAAGACCCCAAAGACCGCGTCAGAAATGACACCTGCCGAGAAGAAAAGCCGTATCTCACAGAAAAAGTCCTTGGGTCAACCTGCGGGCAAGCCTAAACGCGTAGCCCCTTTAAAGCGTAAAAAGACCGTGAGGAAAAAGAAATGATACCTATTGAGTTGATGACAATGGCTGGTGGTGCCGCTATGGGGGGTCTATTTAAGTTTATGGACCAAGCCCAAAAAGCCAAAGCCGAACAGCAGAAGCTGATGCTGGAAGCTATGAAGGCTAAGACCGAAGAAGCCGACGCCGCCTCTGAGCGAGCAACCAAAGCTGCTGATGCTGCCGCTGCGCGTGTTGGTAACGATCCGTTTGCGAAGATGACGCGGAGAATCTTTGTACTTTCGATGCTTGGGCTTGGCGCTTGGGCAATGACAGGCTCACTTACAGGGCTGGATATTGTTGTGCCAGTGGAGAAGGAAACTGGATTTAACCTCTTGGGGCTGATCGACACAACTGGTACAACTACTGAGTTCGTCCGTTTAGAAAATGCTATAGTCCACTTTGAATGGCTTAAGATTTCAATCCTTGCCGCTGGATCGTTCTACTTAGGTAAGAGTTAATGAGACGAGTTGGTCTATCAGCGCTATTACTGCTACTAGCAGGATGCTCAACCCCAGAGCTGAGGGAAGGTTTTCCTTTGAATAGCGACGATTGCTCATTAGACTCTGTTCCTATCTGTATTCCAATTGTGTATCCGAGGTCAGAATGACACTGCTAAAGCTTGATTTCAAACCGGGCGTAAACAAAGAAGATACTCCGTACACCAACGAAGGTGGCTGGGTTGAGTCAGACAAAATACGTTTTCGTTCAGGTAGACCTGAAAAGATTGGCGGTTGGGAAAAGTATAACAACACGCAGTTAATCGGCTGCATACGCGCGCTTCACACAGTTCGAGTGTTAAACGGCACTGTGTACGTTGCTGTTGGAACCACAGAAAAGGTTTACGTTGAGACCGGCGGTACTTTTTATGACGTGACCCCAGTGCGCGAAACTCAAGCTTTATCAGGACCATTTGATACAACAGCTGGTTCGGCGGTGATTACCGTTAATGACACAGCTCACGGCGCGGACGATGGCGCGTATGTGACTATTTCCGGTGCTGCCACAACTGACGGCATCCCTGACACTGAGATTAATGCTGAGCATCAGATTACTTACGTCGATGCTGATACGTACACAATAACTGTTACAACTACAGCTTCAGCTGGTGGTACCGGTGGCGGTGGCGCTTCAGTTTCTGCTGAGTACCAAGTAAATCCGGGCTTGTGTAGCACAGTGCAGCAGTTTGGTTTTGGTGCTGGTGCATGGAACAAAGCTCGTTCAGGTGGCGCAGGTTGGAACAGGGCAGCAGCTACTGGCGGTGTATCTTTGACGCCACGTACTTGGAACTTCACCAACTGGGGTGAAGATTTAATTATGAACTACGCCGGTGGCGCTGTTTACATCTGGGACGCATCAAGCCCGCTAACGCGAGCTACGCAGATTACCGAAGCTCCACACAAGGTTAATCATGTTTTGGTTACAAGCGACCGTCACTTGGTGTGTTTCGGATGCAATGTACCGGGAACTGCTAACGCCGCTACCGATTTAGATACATTGAATATTCGCTGGTGCGACCAAGAAGACTACACAACGTGGACGATTACATCGACAAATACAGCTGGCGATAAACTGATTACTAACGGCACTGAGATAATGGGTGTCGCCAACACTGAAAACCAAACTTTAATTTGGACTGACGACTCAGTTGAATCTATGCAGTTTGTTGGACCCCCGTACACATTTGCCTTCGCTAAGGTTGGCACTGGTTCTGGAATAATTTCGTCTAAAGCGTGGTCTGCTTACGACAACGTTATTTATTGGATGGGCGAAAACGCGTTCTACATATTCCAAGGCGGCACAAACGTATTGCCATGCACTGTTCAAAAGTATGTGTTTGATGGTTTGTCGGAAGCGCACAAGAGCAAAGTTTTCTCCGTGCTTAACAGAAGAAACAACGAAGTTACTTGGTTTTACCCAGCAAGTTCAGTCAGCGCACGCCATTTAAATGGGGCGATTAACGCGTCTACCACGACAATTTATTTAGACACAACCGCAGCACTGCCTTCATCTGGCACGGTTCTCATCGATTCTGAGTACATAGATTACACCGGCAAAACGGACTACTCGTTGACTGGCGTAACTCGTGCTGCTCGCGGCTCCACAGCCACAACGCATGCCGATGCTGCAAACGTAACCGACGCCGATGGAAATTGGTCTGATGAGCCATACCATTACGTGACCTACAACGTTGTGGATAAAATCTGGTGGCTGGGTAAGTTAGAACGTTCGGCAATGATCGATAGCGGAGTGCTTGATTACCCGCTAGCTGCTGGCACTGACGGTTACTTGTATAACCATGAAAAAGGATACGACGCGGACGGCGGTCCAATGGTCGCTTACATTCAGTCTGGTGACTTTGATATCGCTGAAGGCGATAAAATGATGCTGATTAGCCGTGTTATTCCTGACTTCTATTTAGACGGTCAAGTTGATTTGACACTTCAAACAAGATACTACCCGATGTCGTCTGAAGTTACGGAAACTGTCGGCACAGTTACATCCACCACAAACAAGATTAACACCCGAGTAAGAGCTAGAAACGTTGCGTTAAGAATTGAAAGCGACAACTTAGGTGATTGGTGGAAGTACGGCTCGACACGAATTGATCAACGTACTGATGGTCGCCGATGAGTAAGATAACTAACATACGACTGCCGTCTACTGGTTTCCAAGCGGAAGTAGACCCAATCGCGTTTAACCAGACGCTTGAAGCGGTACAGCAGATTGTTCGTCAGCTAAACACGACGTACACCCCACAGGCTACGGAGAACACCCGTGGCATCGAAGACTGGATGACTGGCGCTGTTGGTCCGATAAGCCGTTCGACGTTGGAAGATCGTGGCACGTATGCGTACGGTGCTTTTGTTGATTACACAGATCAGACCCACACAGTAGTCGATACAGCCAAAGCCATCACGTGGAATACAACTGTGTACGCTAAGCACGTCTCAATCGGCTCACCTACTAGCCGCATCGTGTTTTCAAAGCCCGGCAGATACCGCATTGAGTTCACAGCACAGCTAAACTCAGAGTCAGCTAACGCTAAAACTTTCTGGTTCTGGCCTAGAATTAACGGTACAGACGTCGCTGGCTCGACCATGCGTATTACAGTGCATGACAACGCTGAGGCTAAAACTATCGCTCGTACCGGTATGTTTCAGATGAATGCGGGTGATTATTTGGAAGCAATGTGGGCGGTTGATAGTCTTGATACCTCACTGCAAACCTACGCAGCTGAGTCATTCTGCCCTGCGGTGCCTTCTGTGACCCTAACACTTACGAGCGTTACCCATGAGCAATAAGTATTTTCGACAGCATCTGATCCCAAGTGCGGCTACTGAAACCGACCTATATACCGTGCCGACTGCCAATACTTCTGTGGCTCGTTCGCTTCGTGTGACCAACGGAAACG